CTCAGGCGCATCCGTGTCACCCGGCAAGCCGTTGCCGACTTCCATGTCGGCGATGAACTGTCGGAACAGCACGCGGTTGCCGTCAGCGCCCGAGATATGCGGAAAGGAGCGCACATACAGCATCGGCGCACCGTTATCCGAATACGAATTCGGGTCGAGCATGTAGACGTTTCCGTTCTTGCAATCGCCGACGAGATTGCGGCCGCCGTTGAACGAATGGCAATTCATGCGATGGCGACTCTGCGAGCCGTCAGCTTCAAGGTGCGCGCGCTGGTGCCATTGGCCGGTCGCCGTGTCAAAGCACCACGTCTTGTTGGCGGTCGGAAATGTCAGCACATAGAAGGCATGGCCGCCTTGCAGATACGATAAGCCGATCGCGTCATCAATTCGGCTGTACGTCTGGAACTCAGCCTCAATCGCATGCGTTGAGATCCGCTCCGCGGCGTAGTTCTTGCCGGCGAACACGCAGCCCTGCCCTTGCAGGTCTTTCGACAGCCAGAACAGCGCGAGATCGATCTTTGCAACCGAATATTTGGCCGCGCAACCATGCTCAAGGAACACGCCAGGCATGCGGCCGAACGTAAAGTCGGATGCGCCTGTGTTGTACCAAACTTCGGTTGTCAACTCACCGAACAGCCATACTTCCCGATGCATCACGGCGAGCGTGACAAGGTTGTCGGGATACGTCGACTTGCTGGCGATGTCGAGCGAATCGAACGCTATGTCTCCATATTTTGAGATATAGAACTGCTGCGTCGAAGGCTTGTTGAAGACGAAATAGCCGTCGACATAATCAACCTTATCCGCGCCGTAGAACGCAGGGTCGCTCACAGGGACAAACGCGTTCGTCGTTAGGTCGATCGTGTAGCCGTTCGGCGTGCCGTCGACGATAAACACGTTGAATGTGTTGTCGACCATCGATACGGGGCCGGTCGCGCTCGTCAGAGTGCCTAGCGCGGTGTACGCGTTCAGCACATCGACAAAATAGACCGTCTGCCCGACGACATCGAAGCGCTTGCCGTTCGTTGCGGTATAGATGCAGCGCGACTCGCCAGCAACAGGGGGCGACGATACAAGCGTCAGGCCGGGCGTCGGGTAATGCGTGACTGGCGCGGTGGCGTCCTGCGGGTTGTTTTCCGGGTACAGGTTCACGGACCTTTGTGCGTCCGCTATCAAGCTGCGAGCCGCATAAGCGCCGCCAGTCAGAGGGATTCGCATTTAGTAAGAATTTCCGCTGTATATGTTGAATCGTTGCTTGCTGCCAAGCCCGCGCGGCATCGTCATCGATTGCCCTTGCCAGTTCATGCGCTTTACTACGCGCTTCGCGTTCATCGCAAGCTGAACCAGCGCACGTTGCGGCTCGATCTGATACGACGGAGCGAGATACAGCGCGAGGTTGTAGCGAATCGCCGCCATGTACTCAGGCGGAAGGCTTACAACCGTTGCCGGCGCCGCAAACTGCGGCAGCGCTTCCATCGTCACGATGTGCAGCTCGAACGTGTTGTTCGGGACCGGGTAGAAAATCAGATTGCCGAGCGGGAACGCCGGGTCGTAGTAGACATACGACGGGAAGGATTGAAGCGCCTTCAGAGCAATGCGCGAATAGTCCTCGCGCGAGTCGATGATCGCGACCGGATAATCAATCGGCGTTGCGCTGCCGGCATTCAGCCGCGCGTAAGCCGCATTGATCGCGATCGGGCGCTGGATGTTGAAATTGCCGCCTGCGCCTACCGTGTACGACTGCGCGCCGGTCGACGGAATGGCGGTATCCACCAAGTGATAGACGCTCAGGCGTTCGCCCTGCCACTGACCAAGCATCATGTTCAGCGTAGCGAGCGCGTCTGCGGTGTCTTCAGCCGATATAGCCTGACCGATTCCGAGTGCGCCTATGTCCTTCAGCGCGAGCGTGATGAGGTCAACGGCAGTTGTCATCAGACAGCCTCAAGAGCGGCCCGAATCTTGTCATCGGACCAGCGTTTATCGATCTTCACGCCCTTTTCGGCTGCGATCTGGATCAGGATTTCGCGCTCGTCTGCCGTATCGGCGCCAAGCAGCGCGGCTTCTTCTTCTGCCGATTGAACGAGCGCATCGCCAATCCACTTGGGATAGGAAGCAAACTCGGGTTTCTGCTCGCGCGGAACAGGCGGAACGTATTCCGGCACCGTGTAGCCGGGGAGCGCGTCGAGCTCATCCTGATTCGCAACCAAGCGTTGCGCACCATCGGGGCCAGTCGCCCACGCGGGGAATTTTTCGTATGCCATTGGCTCGTCAGAATGAAAAACCCCCGCCGAAGCGGGGGCCGATTGCTGGATCAGAGACATCAGCGGACGATACGGCAGGCAAGTTCCGGATATACCGCGGCCCACCCGTACAAAACATCAATTCGACAAGGAACCGTATCCGTACCGATCGCGTACTGACGCGAGATACGCATGCTGATGCCCTTGTGCATGCGACGCGCGCCCCATGCGCCGTACTGCGACACGTCTTCCAAGTCGGCGGTCACGAGCGTGAACGCATCCTTGTGATACGCGAGGTTCGCGCTGTACTGCGTCGACGGCGCAACATCCCACGTCACGACAGCAGCGTTTGCCGGGCCAGCCGAAACCGTCTGATACTGCTGGTTGCTTGCCGCGGTGTTGATCGCCGGGAAGATCGACAGCGTTGCGTTGCCCGAGCCGTCAGCCGTTGCCGGTGCGGTCACGGTGAACTTGCGCAGCACGCCGGTCGACTGGCGGTTCTGCGGGTTCACTGCGTAGACGCCCGCGATCTGGAACGTATCGCCCTTCGCGACGGTTGCGGCAGCGCCGAGGCCGGTCACGGTCAGCGTCGAGCCGGTTTGACCAGCGCCGGAAACGGTGCCGTTCGTGCGCGTGCCGGACGTGAACACGTTGATGTTCTGGTCCATGCCGATGTCGAAGCCGAGCGACGAAGCCTGGAAGATGCCGGATTCGTACTGAGCGCCGATCGAGCGCGACGGGTTGAACAGGCCGGATGCAGCCTTGACCATCGATGCGTTCGTCGCCGGATCCCACACGACCGTGCGGCTGCCATCGCGCGGCGTTGCTTCGTTGTCGAGCACGCTGCCAGCGGAAAGAAGCGTTGCAATGTCGTTCGGGACGGTGCCAACCGTGCCCACGTTGTTCGCGACGTTGGCAGCGAGGCCAAGACCGTCGAAATCGATCTTGTTGGCGATCGTCGCCATTGCCGGCTTGATGTAGCGATCAGCGAACTCGTCGACAACCAGCGTCAGTTCTTGCGAGCTGAACGTGAAGTCAACGTGGAACTGAGTCGTCAGGCTGATCGGCAGCGACGATTCGTTCACGTTTTCGATGTTCAGGTTCGGGCCGGTCGTACCGACAAAGCGGTTCGGCTTGCGCGCGTTGACGGTCGAACCGATCTTCGCGCCGCTGACGGCGAATTCCTTGCTGTATTCGCGGTTTGCGCGCGAGGAGAACGTCAGGTTGTTCTCCAAGATCATCAGCGATTCGTCAAGGATCTTGGTCGGGGTAAGAAGCGTATTTGCCATTTAAGTGTCAGCCTTTGTTTCGTTTCTTCCAAGCGATGTATTCCGCCGTCGAGGCGAACTCAGCCGGCTCGACAGGTGCGGATTTGCCGCCAACCGGGGTAATCGGTGCGGGCGCTTTGGAAACTTGTTTCGGGGTAGGTGCGCTAGTGCCGGCTTTCGCCTCAAGGCGAGCCAGTTCAAGCGCCATGCGCAACGGGGGAAGTGAAAGGATGCGTTCGGCTGTCTCAGGGTCTTGACCCAAGGCGTGAAGCACCTTGTGGCCGTTATCCATCGACGTGATTGCTTCAAGGAAGTCGGGCGATGCACCGCCGAGCATTTGGAACGTCTTCAAGGACGAATCCCATTCGCCGCCAAACTCGGTTTTGCCCGCGTCGAACACCTTGTTGCACGACTCATCGAACCTTTCCTGCTGAACCAGCCGCTTTGCCTCGGCGCGAATCTCGTCCTGCGTCATTGGTCGCGATTCAGGCTGCTGATTCGGCGAACTCTCGCGCAAGCGAGCCTCAGCCGCTTCAGCCCTCAGAAGCGCTTCCTTTCGTTCATTCGCAAGCTGATTGATGCGACGCTGAACCCATTCATGCTTAGGTTTTTGCGCCTGCTGCTCCTCGGCCCCAGCGGTTTGCACGGCGCCCGATTCCGTGTCGACTTCGACGGGCAGTTGCGCCTGTTCCTGTTCCGTAGGCGTTACGGCTTCCACTTCTTGACCAACTTCGTTTTCTTGCATTGACATGGATTGATCCACGAGATTGACCCGGTGATACCGCACCGGTACGGGGTTATTGCTGTTGAGCAGGCAAAGAAAAACCCGCACTAGGCGGGTTCGGTTGTTGCGGCGTTTGTTGCATCGGATCGGGCGGTGGAGCACCGCCTTCTGGCGCGCCGGTCTGCATCATCTGCATGACGACTTGCGTAGCCAGGTGAGACACAAGCGCGGGGTCAACGGGCCCCAGAGCCTGCATGCGCTTCGTTTCCGAGTCGTATGCCTTGATGTTCGTCTCCTGCTGATCCTTGCCCTGCTTCGCCTCTTGAAGCTGCTGCGTCAAGTGCTCGATCATCTGGCCCATGTGCTGCATCTTCTGCGTGGCGTCCTGCATTTCAGGCGTCGGGCCTTCGCCCAAGATCGCGGGCGAGATCGTGCGGTGCAGACGTTCGGCCACTTCATCAGCCATCGGGAAGTCGGCCGCCTTGAACAGCAGGTCGCCAGCCACCTTCATCAGCTCTTGATCCTGCGACATGATCTGCGTAAGCGCGTTGAACGCTTCCTGACGGCGCGTCTCGTAGTTCGGGCCAACCTCTACCGTTACGTCATAGCGGCCGATGCCGGGGTTGTAGATCAGTTGCACGTCCTTCAGGTGATCGCGCTGGCTCTCTGGCGGCGCCGGCTGTCCGTCAGGCGTTCCGACCGGATGCGCTTGATCCGGATCGAACTTCGCGAACGTCT